CAATCGTGGTAGCAGCAATCTGGACTTCATTATCCGCAACAATATCAAGCTGTCCGTCTGCGCTTGAGTTTATGTAGATTGCTGAGTCGCGAAATTGAATCTTTTGGTCGGTGGTGGTGGTGTTGCCAGCAGAAAGGACTTCCGCTAACGTATCAGTTACGCCGGGGTCAACGCCCGCCATCGCATCAATAACCGCTGCGCCTGAGCCTGCGCCATCGAGATAGACGACTGCCGTCTTGCCGGTAAGGATGGTAACGTTCGCACCGGATCCTTGGGAGATTGAAATTGATTGTGATCCGGTAGTTGCATTCTCGATGAACATCACGCGGCTAACGGTATTCGGCGCAATCGTGCAAGTTCTGGTCGCGGTCAAACTGCCGGCAGACGTTATCTTGAAATACATTGCCCGGGCCGGGTCGGAAGCGCCATCCGCAATCGTGGTCGTTGCGTCTGCGTCAGATCCAAATACCTGCTGAGTCGCGTAGCCTAAAGCTTCGCCGATTAGCTCTAGGCTGACATTTGTAGTCGTTCCCCATGTACCGGAGCCTTCCCCTGTCGCTAATTCAGTTAATCTCAGATCATTAACGTAAGTTGCCATTTGCTATCCTCTTCTTCAGGCGGCATCGCGCCCTGCTTCAATTTGATCGTAACCAGCGGTCTGGCTGGAATCGATTGGGTTGTAATTCGGACTCTGCGATGTGTCTATATTTGAATATCCAGAGGTCTGGGCCGTATCAATCGCAGCGTATCCTGCTGACTGATCTGTATCAATATCGCTATAACCGGGATCTTGGCCCGGTACTATTTCACCCCATACTAAGGGTTTTCCGAGATCAATTGTAACCGATTGGCCGATTAATGAAACCACCGAGCCTGCGACGATTGTTGCGTTGCCCAAGGCGGAGTTTGTTTGCTGACCGGTGGGAATTATGTTTGCCTTCCCGGTGGGCGCAAGAGACCCGGCGGCAGAGGTTATCTGTTGACCGGTTGGGGTAACTTTTGCTTCTGCGTCAACCGTGACAGCGCCAATCGACGAGGACGTTTGAACGCCAGCGGTCTGGACAATCGCCCGAGCAACAATTTGAATTGATCCGGTGGCGGAGGTTATCTGCTGGCCGGTCGGGGTGATGTTAGCCTTAGCGCTGACGGCTAAACTGCCAACGGCGCTAGATATGCTTTGGCCGGTGGGCGTTACATTCGCCTCCGCATCAACTGACGGCGCGCCAACAGCAGAAGTAATCTGCAACCCGGTGAGTTGGACCACTGCGCCAGCGACAACGGACATCGAGCCGAGCGAGGATGTGGTTTGTTGGCCGGTGACAGGAACATTAACGTAGAGAGGAGTTCCCCAAGCGCCTAAGCCCCAAGTGCCGCGACCCCAACCTTCCTGCATTTTATCCGCCTATCAGTTGCTTCTCAGCATCGCGCAAGTGACCAACAGCGGTCGTCATGATGTCTCGCACAGCGTCAGTCATGAAATCTTGCTCGAGAGAAGCTTCGAGTTTGGCGATGGCCAGTTGAATGTCTTGTAAAGCAGTCATAACCACTCCTAAATGAACGCCCATCTTAATCCTTTATGCAGCCGTTGATAAGCCCTGATATTTGCGGTTGAGGATACGCTTAATCTTAGAGGCGTACATATTTTGGTCTCGATACAGGCTGTTAATCTGCTTAGCAATCCGGTGGTCACTTAAACCACGGGACCGCAGTCGGTGGATCGACTTCAACACCTTCTGCTCTTCCGGGTGCTCGACCAAGCGCTTGCGGGTTTTGTTGCCAATCTTAACCGGCTCTGTGACGTAGCCGAAGGGTGCGGATCCACCAATAAAGAATCCGCGAGAAGCCCAATCGACTTTACCTTCGCCAAACCGGTCCTTGATGTTGGCGTGTTCGATCTCGGCGACCGCTGATAATACCATCAGCATGATCTTGTTAGCCATGTCGGACATGTCAAACCGTGATTTAAGACCCTTCTCATCCTCAAACTTGGGGTAAACAATCGGCATGTCGCCAAACTGTTCGCAAAAGAACAGCGTGATATTGGTCTGCTGCAAAACCGGTATCATAGATAACAGGTCAGAAGTTGACCGGGACAGCCGGTCGAGGCGGGTGCAGACAATGATATCGGATTCGTCCATGATATCTGTCATGTCGCGAGACGCGGGGCGCTCAAGAATGTCTATCGTGCCGCTGACACCATCGTCAATAAACCACTCATCGACGGGGCGGTTGTATTTGTTCTCGACAAACTCGCTGATCAGCGACTGCTGAGTCTCAACCGATACGCCGGACTTGGATTGCTCCTTGGTCGATACGCGGCAGTAGCCATAGATCTTGTTAATCTGCGTAAATGGCCTGATCATTTAACACCTCCAACGTACCCGTAATCGGTAAGCTCTTCGTGCAAGCGCTTCCAGTTAATATTCAGCGGAGTGCGGGTGGTTGCTCGGTCAGCAAACATCACGCTCCCGTCCTTGATTAGCTCAACTGCGCGGTACATTTCCCTGACCCCATCATAAACGATTTCGATATCGTGCAGCTTGCAGGTTCTGCGAACGCGGTTGTAGTAAACTTTCTTTTCTTGGCTGTTCATTTCTTTCTCCTTTGTCAGCAGAAGGATTAGAACATAGAAAAAGCCTTTGTGCAAACATTTGCAAACAAACACGGAGAGAGGTACACTGAGTGAGCAAGATCATAATTGAGCTTGATAAAGAAGACGCGGAAAAAGTTTTGGAAACTTGCGGACAGATAGTCGTTCTGCTTGAAAATATTCTCACGGAGATCGAAAATAATGGAAAAATACTTCGAGACGATAGATCGGGTGATGTTTCATGTGAAACATAAGTCTTTGAATAGTCAGAAAAAAGCTGTAAAAAAAGCCATGCGTCGAGAGCATGACGCGGGGCCAGAGGCAAACTACATCTTTAAGCTATGGAGAGAAATCAATGAATGACATTTACGAGCTTGAGGAATACCACCATGACGGCAAGATCGGCGCTTTTGTCAAAACCAGATCTTGCCGGGCAGATTCTTTTTACGACCTGATCGAGCCGAGGATCACCAAGCTCGAAGACGATGGGGTTCAGTTTCACTTATACCGTAAGTGCGGCGGTCTTAGGGAAGTGATTATCTAAAGAAGCGCATCAGAGGCGCTAATAAGACCTTCCTGATCTCTTTCCGGGAGCTGGCCAAACATGAGTGCCAGCGCCTGATAAATAGGAATGCCTAGCTTTTGGGCGATCAGGGGAACCATATTCAAGCCGCGTTCGTCCATAATCGGACCCTTCATCGCGTACTCGGCCATAGGCGCGACTGTCTCGCCAACGCTACGCATCATATCTTGACCCAACGCCTGCGCCTCTGGACCGGCATCATATAAACCACCGATACGCCGAGCGGTGTCTTCTCTCACGGCGCGGATCTCTTCGGCGGTGCCGCCCGGCCTTCCGAGACCACCCAAGTATTCATCAACTCCCGCTGCCCCGCCGAGTATCGCGCCGCCAATTTCGCTCATAGCGCCCAACCCTAGCTGGCCGACGAGGGAGGGTAGGCCAACTTCATCCTTCTGTTTCGCGGACCTGAAGACGGTTTCTTTAGGTGCTTTCCTTGATTTTACGCCCATGCCGGACCCGAAAACCTCTGATGCCTCGTCAAGACCGCCGGCTGCCGCCTCTTCTGGTGTCATCAGTCCGGCAGAGGTTAGGGCAAAAGCCAAAGCGCCGGGGGCCAAGCCTGACAGAGAATTAACGTCTCCGCCCCTGTCCTCTATTCTTCTCAAGATGTTTTCGGTAATCGTTCCGCCGTAGGACTTCATTTGAAGGGCGCGGATCTCTTGTGCGGTTGGATTCGCAGGATCTTTAACCTTCTTCTGAGCATCGCCGAAACGAGCCTCGGGCAACAGATCAAATATCGTTACCTCGTCAGCGCCTTCGAGCGTTCCTATACCTTCGCCGGGAACCGCGTAAGGGTATGAAGGGTGCGTGGAAGGTGTGATCTCGCGGCCAGTGTAAATCCTGCCCACGTTTTGTAAGCCAGCGTCACGCGACATCAGTTGAGATGGGTCGGAGGCGATAAGGCGCGCTGCACCAATACTAAGACCGCCCTCCTTCCTGAAGTTGACATCCATCATGTTCATCAGCTCTTTTCTGACGGTGTCGGGTGTGGATCGCCACACCTCAACCGACTTCGGGTCGTCAACGCCGGGCCACTTTTTTATCTTCAGGCCGGCATTTTTTCTGACTCCTTTCTTTAAAGATCCTTTTGTTACAAAATCTTTAATAGCCTTGTCGAAAGCTTTTTTGGTGGTCTTGTTCATGTTGGAAGAAGCAAAACCAAGCATCAGCTCTCCCACCATATTGGAAAAATCACCGCCGGTCGGGGCCATTCTCCAAGGAATAAATATAGGGTCTTTGCCGGATCCAGATCTAAACTCTCTGGCAAGCTCAAGAATTTGCCGGCTCGGGGTCATTGCAGAGGCCCAAACTTGATTCGGGTTTTCGAACATGAAGTCTTGACCGCCGCGCATATCAACAGCGCGGTACAAGGGTACATCGTTGACCCCTACGATCATGCCGCCAGCTCTGGTGCGGTCAGACATCGAGGTGACAAAGTTTTCCCCTTCGAGGTCAGATAGACGAAGAGGTGGTTTTATTATTTGCTCGTTTCTGGGCAGAAAATCAGCCCGGAGAGACTGCAAACCCTCTTGCTCCCGCTTCCGAGGATCGAACCGTGAGTCAAATTCCAAGGTCTGTCCCAAAGAGCGGATGCCTTCGGTTGCAATATTCTTAACGCCCGCAGCTTGTGCCTCCTCTGGGGTCATTGTTCCGGCAGCTACCGCTGACGCAAGGGGAATAGAAATTCCGTATTTTTTGCTTAT